GTAGATAAAATACAAGTTGAATGTAAAACACTAAATACATTAATAAAAGAATTTAATATAAAAGAATTGGAATATTTATATACTGATACAGAGGGACATGATTATGACATTTTAATGGATTTAGATTTATCAATGATTAGACCAAAAAATATTATATTTGAAAATAAACATATGGATGGACCTAAACATACATTAGATATTAATAATGCTCCAAAATATATCAATTTATTAAATCATTTTAAAAAATATGGATATGATATTGAAACACAAAGTGGTGAAGATACTCATATTAAACTTTTTAAAACTATTAATATTGAAGATGACATATGGACTTGTTCTGAAAAGATGAGATACGATATATATACTTTTTTTAAAAATAAGCCTCATTATAAAATAGCTGAAATTGGTTCACATAAAGGGTATTCAACAAGAGTATTGTCTAAAATTTTTTCAAAGGTATATGCTATAGATAATTCAATTGATTGGACAGAATTTAATAAACAATATAATAATGATATTGATAATATAGAATACATCAATATTGATATATATTTACATAACTGGGATAAAATACCAGAAGACATTGATGTATGTTTTATAGATGCTATTCATACATATGAACATTGTAAAAGTGATATTATGAATTCATTAAATAGATTTAAAAAATTAAAATATATCATATTTGATGATTATGGTGTATGGCAAGGCGTTAAAAAATCTGTGGATGAAATGATATTAAATGGTACGCTTGACTTTGAAATGTTTATTGGTCTTAATGATATACCTGGGCCAGACGGTATAGTTAATAATAGTCACGAAGGTATTATCTGTTGTGTTAATCGTACAATGCCACTAGATAATAAAACATTTAAATGGAAATCTAATACGATTACATTTTTAAAGAATGGAAAAATTAATAACCCTTTAATTGGGAGTTATGAATATACTAAAGATAATATAATACATCTTAATTTAGATAATAATGAATATATTTTAATATTTAATAATAACTATACTTCGTATATAGCAATTAAAAAATCAGATATTATTATTGGTAACCAAATATAAATTTGTATTGAATAATATTATTTTTTAACAAATGCTAATGCTAATAAACATAACACTCCTACAGTGATAATTGTGGCAGGTTTTGTTGCAAATCCTTCAAACCCCTCGCTTGTTTGAATTGGTGTTCCATCTGAATTAAATGTTTTTGCTGCCGCTGTCCATTGGTCTCTTGTAAGATTTATTGGATTGCCATTTTTATCGGTATCTTGAACCCATTTAGTTTGAACATAACCATTTCCAGATTGTTGTAGACCTGTCATATCACCAATCCAATTCTCATTTGTATCTGGGTCAGCAATATGTCCATAAGAATCACCAACAGGAAGTGTAACTTGCTTACATTGTGGATATCCAGAACCAAATAATGAATTCATCAATGGACTTGGATTTAGGGCATTTTCAGCATCTTCAATCATTCCTGGTGCCAAACCCTTTAAAGGTGGTAATCCCATTTCAGCCATAACATTTTTTAGTTTATCTCCTAAAGCATCTCCTTGAGTTATTCCCTGCATATACTGCCACATATCAGCTCCATTTGAACAAGAAACACCAGTTTTTATAAAATAGTTCACACCCAATGGTTGTAAAGGCATTCCTTGTGTTAGAGCAGTTGAAGGTGCCCCAAAACCAATTTGGTCGGCATAAAATCCAACACCTTTCACTGCATTGACTACATCACCCATAGAATCTCCAACAGATACTCCAATTTGAGGAGGGGTTAACATAGCATTAGCAGGGCTATACGGAGAACCAAAGAATCCAATTCCTGATGGAATCATACTCGGAAGGATTGATGTTCTTGTTTCAGAACCCTGTTGTGGAGCAGTTTGATTTGGTCCTGGTACTACGGAGTTATTTGCGGCATTTGTTAAATTACTTAATGAAGAACTCATTCCTACTTATTTATATAATTTTAAACTTAAAGAAAATACATCTGTTATTATTAAAATGGATTTTAGTTATATGAAATTTATTGATGAAAATAATAAATTAATTAAAAATAATATACTTGAAGCCGTTGAACAAGAACAAGCAAAAAAATTTATTACAAATGAATGTGTTGTATTAGAATTAGGAGCCAGATATGGTACAGTATCTTGTATAATAAGTAAACAACTTTCAAATCCTCAAAATTTGGTAGCAGTTGAACCAGATAGTACTGTTTGGAATGCTTTGGAAACTAATATGTTAAATAATTTTTGTAACTTTCATATAATAAAAGGTGCTGTATCTAATAATCCCTTAAAATTAATGAATCCAAAGCCTGATGACAAATATGCTATGCAAACAGTTAAAGATATTGATGGTTCCGTAACTTGTTATACTCTTCAAGAAATTCAAGATAAATTTAATTTAAAATTTAATACATTAGTTGCAGATTGTGAAGGATTTTTAGAAACATTTTTTGATGAAAATCCACACCTTTATGAACAAATAAATTTATTATTATTTGAAAAGGATTGTCCAGAAATATGTAATTATAATAAAATTATAGAAAATCTAAAACGTCATAGGTTTACAAATTTAGTTTCTGGATTTCACGAAGTCTGGAAAAAATAAAGTGCGTTTTAAAATTGAAAGTTTAAGACCCTCCGACTATCAGGGTAGCAAAAATGGAATCCTTATTTAATCTTCGTAGAAATTTATCACCTATCAAAGAAAACGAGTTGGCCTCTGAAAAACTTGGTTATCAGAACGAACTCGACTCTTTTGAAACTTGGGACTTTGATGAATCCAAGAAAAAATCATTCACTATCGATGTCGATAGTTGCCCCCTGTGTTTTAACACAGATTGTCTCGATATGAGTGATTTAATTACCTGTAAAGAATGTGGTTATATTGTAGCCCGTCCATTTGATAATACGGCTGAATACCGTTACTTTTCACAAGAAGACCGTGGTGGAGACCCTACCCGCGTTGGTGCGCCTCACGACCCAAGATTACCTGAAGCATCTCTTGGAACTGTTATTCTTAATGGTTATGGTACTGCTAAAACTATGTATAAAGTACGTAAGTATCATTCTTGGAATACTGTCCCTTATAAAGAACGCTCTTTTATTCAAACTTGTGAGCGTCTATCCCTAATTGGTCTTAATAAAGGTATTAATCAATCAATTATTGAAGAAGCCAAGAGTCTTTACACTACTTTACAGGAAATTGGTGGGCGTCAAGGTTTAAGTCGTGATGCTCTATTATCAGCGTGTTTGTATATGGGTTTAAAACAATCAGGTTCTCCACGCAAGCCTAAAGAAATTTCCGATATTTTCGGTCTTAGTTCCGCAACATTTACAAAAGCTTTAAAACAAATGCAGGAAGTTATGGCTCTTGCCCGTCAAAAAGGGCTTCTTAATAATACAACAACAAATAAACCTAGCCAATCCAGTACCAAAGCTACTGAATATATTCAATTGCCTCTTAGTAAATTACCAATTCCTTGTAATCAAATGGACCATCTATACACTTTATGTAGGCGAGTAGCAGAAAAGTCAGAAGATGCTGGTTTATCACAAGAGAATATGCCGCCTTCATTAGCAGCAGGTTGTGTAGCATTTGTTATTAAGCGTTGTGAAATTCTTGATATTCCTATTTCAAAGATTGCAGAGGCAAGTGGAATTTCAGTTGCTACTTTACAAAAGTGTTTGCGTCGTCTTGAAAGTAAAGCTGATGTTTTGGAAACTGTTTTATAAAAATAAAAAGATACACATATAGGATGGGCGCAGGTCAATCAATACCAGGCACTTTAACAAGAGAAAAAGTATTTGAACTTACAAAAAGTACACGCGGACTTATGGATGTATTATTGGAATACATGCTTAAAGAATTAACTGTACGGGACTTTTTAGCATTATCTAATCCTACAGAATGTAAAAAGTATGTTATTTTTATGGCCAATAACCTTTATAAGTATTTTTACGAATTACAAATTGTTCCTACAAAAGACAAAAAGGGATTAATTGCTTTTAGACCTGTAAAAGATTTGGTTAATCCACCTGAAAATGATGAACAGGAACGACAAAGTCTTTGTTTAACTCTTGCATATTTTTATACACGTATTTTCCAAATTTATGGAGCTCTCGCATTAACACTTCTTGATGATTCTAAATATATGACACAAAGTGGATTTTTAGAATATGGTGATACAACTAAAAAAGGCCTATTGCCTCCTGGATATACTGCCTATACAGCCTATACTGGCGGTACAAGCGAAGCGACTAGAAGCGAAGCGACTAGAAGCGAAGCGACTAGAAGTGAAGCGACTAGAAGCGAAGCGACTAGAAGTGAAGCGACTAGAAGCGAAGCGACTAGAAGTGAAGCGACTAGAAGCGAAGCGACTAGAAGTGAAGCGACTAGAAGTGAAGCGACTAGAAGCGAAGCGACTAGAAGTGAAGCGACTAGAAGCGAAGCGACTAGAAGTGAAGCGACTAGAAGCGAAGCGATTAAAGGCGGTGGACCAATTCCAGCAATTTCTCTTGGGTATTTTAATTTTTTAAGAACATTTCTTATTGATTCAAAAGAAGATGAAAAAGGTTATTTATCATTATATTCGGGTGAAGGTGATAGTAGAGGATTAGTATATTTTTCACCGCGTGTAAGGGAATTAAATGAATATGGTAGACAAATTGTATATGGTTCAACTACTGAAGTAGCAAGACAAAAAGGTTTATTTTATATCGCATACACTGGCGCAAGAAAGTTTGCCACACTTGAATTTTATGCTAAACAAGATGGCATTGGTGGAGATATCAAAGCTACATTTGACAAATTTAAATATTTTAAAAAGGATGGAACTAGTAATACTATCACTTTACCATCTGATGTGTTAGTATATAAACCAATCTATATTGAAACTAGACGTCCTGATGCTACCAGTGGAAATATTATTTATAAAATCAAGGATTCAGAATTATCTATTAAAGATTATTTTAATAAAATTCTTAATAAAGTTGTAGCATATCATCGAAAATTAGAAGATGCTGAAGCCGTTACAAGTGGAGTCTCAATAGCATCAGAGTTTGGCACAGATGAAGCACTTCGTTTAGCTAGAACTATTCAGAATCTTACAAAAACTAAACCTTTAGGACATTGTTTAGCACGCGCATTACAGCTACTCAGTACATTGCCACTTAAAGGTGAGGCTGCAGTTTCTCATATTTGTAAAGCTAAATTTTTTGAACATACTGTAACATCTGCTTCTGGGACAAAAACAGTAATATCGCGTAGTGGAATTCCTGAACCAGGTACATCACTTGATACTAGTCCAGGAATGGCAGCATTGGCACAATTATTTTATGATACTGTTATTATTGGAACACCTAAAGTTGTCATTGGTACAAAACCAGGGCCTAATGGTTCACCTTCTTCAATGCAAAAATATATATCTTTTATGAAAACAATGTCGCGCCTATTTGGTGATACAAAGGGAATAGATGGAAATCCAAAATCCAATTCAGACCTTAAAGAAAAAGGTTTAGCAGGAATTAAAAATAGACGTGATAAAGATTTGTGTAAAGATTCATCTGGAAAAGAAATTGCGGGTGATATTGTTGTACCCCGCTCCATAACTGGAAACGTATATGATGTTGTAAATCAAATGTATAAAGTACAGCTTCAGCACGCAACAGAATGCGGTAAAATAATTAATCAATTGTTTAAAGTTGAACGTGATAAATCATCTGGACGCTACAGAATCGCTTTAAGTGATAATATCATCAAAAAGGGATTTCCTGAAATTGAGCGTATTAATTTTTTGGCACGTGATACTCTTATTAATTATTATTCAACTTGTGAACTTAAATATCTACAAGGTATGAAAATTGTTCTTGATGCTAAAAGAAAAACAGAACCTATTGTGATTCCTTCTACTACAACTATTCCTACTGTACCTGTTGCTCCTGGTGTTACAATATAATTCGCACTTATCTAAACATATTCTCGTCTCATACGATTTTGACCTGAAATATTACGATTACGTGCAGAATATACCACAATAATTACAAACATCATACTCGTTACAAAGTATAGCGTTTGGAAATTAACAAACGAATTTATGAATCTATCATCATAATCATATTGTAATTCTAATTCCATATTAATTTAAAATACAATATGATTTCTTTATATTCACACACGTCGTCCATTGATATAAATACCAATTAAACTGACCATCTATTTTCCATAATTTAGAATCTCCAATCCAATCCAAATTTGCCCATATATAATCAAATGCGTTTAACATAGAATCTGATAATTCTTTTGAAGCATCTTCTCTTATAGTATCTGTCATATTTGGACTTTCTATCCAAGCAGTTATCCATCCAATCTTGTTCATTTTCCCATCTTCCTCAAATCTTTGATAGGTGTCCTGAAAACACGCCAAAACTTTATATGTATCTTTTTTATATAATTTCCAGTATTGATTTGTTGAATTCTTATTTCTTACTACAAATAAAGAGCGATTAAATTCTCGAAATTTATCCATTAGGCTATATGCCTGTAGCGTATTTAAAGAAGTTATTTGCGAGATTGGATTATTGTCTGGATTGCTTACTTTTCTAAAAACATAAATACCAGAATAAAATGGGTCGTGGCTAATACTTAATTTTGCTCCCTCTTTAAGAAACATTGAATATGGAATATTATTTGTATTGACAAATATATGAAGTTTTGTTAAAAGATAATCCCCAATTCCTCTTTTACGCCACAATGGATGAATACAAAAACAGTCTTCACAATAAATTTCCTGATTTTCTCCTGTTACAAATATGCCCAAATAATGATACCTTATACATCCTACAATTTGATTTTCATTATCTCTTACTACGAGTATGTAATCTTTTTCACCAAGTAATTTGTCTTCTGGTATATCCAAAATGGGCGTTTTGGGTGGTTTCCCAAAATATTTAATAAGAAACTCTCTCACTTCTTTAATGTCTTTAAGTTCTCGAGGCAGGATTGTGGCTTCAAATCCAGTCGGTGATTTAACATCATGCCTTTCAAATGTTATATCTTTAAATGTTTGGTTGTTTAACTTTTCTTGCCATATAGTTCTAAATGGGTAATTTATCCAAAACATTTTGGTTATTGAATTATATTAAATACTTAAATATAGTTTAGGTTATTTTATTAGTATATGATGATATATCCTCCGACTAATATAATTAAAAATGATAATATGAAAAATATTAAAGAAAATATAGAAAAATATAGGCAATTTTATGAAGACGTTATTAATGCTCCTGTTGGTAAATATTATATTAATCAAATTCTTGAAACAGTTGAAGAATCTCTAAATTATCTAGAAACCGTTCATAATGATATTAGATTATGTGTAAATGAATATTTGGAAGAAAATCGTGGCCGCCTTTGGTTGTATTATGGTATAACTAAAAGTAAATATTTAACCAATTATTGGAGACAACCTGAAACAAATTTGGATATAATAAAAAAGATGTGGCCATTTTTATATAACCGTTCAAAGCCTATCTATGAAGATTTTATTGTTGATTTACAAGAAGCACAACGGGAAATTAGAAGACAACACGAAAGACAAAGTACAACAAATCCAAATTTTACACCATTTCATCCAGATGGATGTCCTGGAAGATGTGATTGTTGGATGCTTGATGATTTAGAACAATGGTATGAAGAAGAACAGACTGAAATTAAAAGTTCACGTAATATTTTTTTTAATACCGCGCTACAATCCGATTTTTATTCATTGGCTATTTCAGATTTGGAAGAAATTGAAGAACAATGGAAAAATTGGATACCAGAAAAGGAGTCTGAAAAAATCTATAGTAATGAACTTAAAACTGTTATGGGTCAGACTCCAATTAATTTGGTAATTTCTTGGATTAAACAGGATTATAATTATTCAAGTGTATTTTCAATGTTTTATTGGTCTGATACTTTTATGGCTCTTTGGAATAATATTGATTTAGTTGAACCTTTTATTAATTGTCAGAGAGAGAAATTAAAGAAAATTCGCGAACTATTATAAAACGGGAGATGGAGCATAAACGCAGAAGAATCAGTTCGGCAGCAGATGATGTAGAAATAATTGATATTGAATGTGCTAGAAGTAGAGGACACTCTTTAGATGAAACAATTGATGAACATATTGAATATGTATATAATGGCTCATTTAGTTTCGCAAAAATGGCATTTAGAAGTCTGATAAAATTGATATGCCCATGCTGGTTTTTAAAGCGTGAACAAATTGAAGTTAATTAATTTGCACAACTAATCTACGCTCCTAATAGAATGGCCCGTTGCGAACAGTGTAAAAAGAAGTTAGGTCTCCAAGAATATACATGTAAATGTAAAAAAGTGTTTTGTATTTCACATTTACATGCTGAACAGCATTCATGTACTTTTGACTATAAAGAAGAAGCGCAAAATAATCTTAAAAAGGTAATGGATGTTGGACCATTATCTGAAAAGGTTGCCAAGATTTAATTAGATTGGACCCTTAATATTTCTTAAATACAATACAAAAATATCTGGACACCATCTGGGATTTAATCGTGTAGTTTTAGGATTGAACCAGGCGACTGCGTCTTTCTCTCGTCTGTCTCTTCTCCATCTAGCAAATGCTTTGGGGTGCTCTTTAATCCATTCAAATGTATCAAAAGATTGCTTCACTTGGTCTTCATCAATAAATCCCTGAAATATATGATATTGAAAATATGTATTTGGCTGAAAATCTGATTCTACTGCTTGAAATACTAATCCTGTATGTTTTAAATTTTTAATTTCCGTTATGTGTGATTCCTCTTCTGTTTCTCTTAATACATTCTCTTTGAGAAGTTCTAATACGGATTGATTATGTTTAATATCTTTTCCTTCCATTTGCCCCTTGGGCATTTCCCAAGTCGCGGTTGTCCATCTTGCACCAGTTCTTTTAACAACTAAAAAATGTTTTGGACTAAATGGTTCATTGGTTGGATGAAGAAAAACGCAAGACCTTAAATAAACGCGCCAACCTTCAATAGGATGTTCTACATACGCATATGCTTTTGACGGGTCATATGGAAGACGTTCAGACCCACGCCGTAATCCTGCTTGAAATACATCAAATATCTTTTGAGACATTTACCTAATTAATTATGATTTTAAATATTTAAGTCGCTACTCGGCATTACGACTAAAAAATAGCAAATACCCATATGGGAAACTAATAGAGGTTAAATCCGTGTATTTCGTATATTGCCAGCCATTATTCTGTGCTTTCTTTATAATATCAGGCATTGATGGCATATATAAAGTATGTTTTTGTCTGCGAACAGAACCATCTTTAAATCTAAATGTCTCTCTAAATTCAGCCTTGGGGTCATTTAATTCAAAATCTGCTTCATAGTCAAACTTGTCAAATACAACCTTTGATTTTGTTACTCTCTCCTTTGTATATTTCTGGGGGCTAAATCCAACCCAAGGATTACTTGAATCAAGAATAGGTTCAAATTTGTATTTATTTACAACCTCTATAGCCAAGGAGCCACCAGGTTTAACCCAGAGAGCAAGATTCCTAAAAAGTGTATCCAAATCTCTAAAATAATAGACTGTAAAATACAATAAAACTGCATTGGTAAATTCTGCTGCCGCTGCTGCGCCTGGCCCCATTAAATCAAATTGTCTTAATTCAACATTTTGTTTTTGTATATCGGTCAGAGTTGTACTGGGTATGGTTGTCCCTTTAGCATATCTTATCATTGCTTGACTTTTATCAATTCCAACAACTTGTCCAGCACCTTGTTTAGCAAAAGCAGTTGTTCCAATGCCAATACCACAACCAGCATCTAAAATTATTAATTGGTCTTTTGGCACAGTCTTTGTAAATTCCTCCATACATATTGCGGTTTCAGCTTGTATTAGTTTTTCATTTTGTGTTAGTTTAGTAAATACAGACGCATAAAAATCATCAAATAAATCATCATTTGTGAGCCATTCATATTTTGAAGCAGTCGCTTGCGTCGCTTCAGATGCTCCAGATTCAGTAACAAATCCTTCCTTAATACTTATAGTACTATATGTTGTTAATCTGTCTATTGAAAAAACAAATAGAGCACTAATTGCTATTAGTAAAAATGCTACTAATACAACTGTTTGCCAAGTATCAAATGTAAAAACTGTTAATAAACAGGCTAAAATAATTATCACAATATAAATCAATATTTTTTGATAATTAATATCCATTATATCCCTACTTTTCCTAAGACTATTTTGTGTTTTTAATAGTACTATTTAATCTTCGTTTGCCAAGGCTTCTTCGTTTGCCAAGGCTTCTTCGTTTGCCAAGGCTACTTCGTTTGCGACAAGTAATTGCTTTCTTTTTCTTTCCACAATCGCTTGAAAAACTGGCTATTTTTTGACAAACAGATGTATAAGGGTCTTTAAATTTAGTATCAAGTGCGCATCTCATTCTCCATAGCCACGCTAGTGTTGAACGACGACAATCAAGTGTCGGTGGATTACTTTTTTCAGATTGCTGCCATTTATTTGATAAATCACCTGGGAGTACAACCGGAAGTAATGACCAAAAACGCTTAAACCAATATATCCTGTCTTTTACACCAAGTACATTCCATTTATTCTTTTCGCATTTATCTTTACATTTATAGACTTCCTTCGGACAATTGGGCATTGGAGATGAATTACGAGATGTTTCCTTTGGATGATTATATGCTACAGCAAATAAAAAGTTCCAAAATGTATTTAAGTACTGTTGCGAATCACATTTTAGCCATTCTTCGTACAACTTTTTAACATCTGAAAATTTAGGGTCTTTATTAGGGTTTAATCCTTGTTTTCGTAGTTTATCATTAACACAATTGTGAATATTATACAACCATCTTTTTAAATCCAAGTCGGGGTTTAAATTGACATATGTCTTAAATGGATATTTTTGGTAATATTCTGTGAGCGATGCTCGGCAAAATTTACACGGCAAAATATATGGCAATGACTCAAAGAATTGAGCGTATGTTATCGCATTTGTTGTAGAGTATTTATAATCAAATGTAATAAGATGAAGTAATTTCCATCCCGATGGACCCCAAAATCGTGTATCCATTTTCTACTTAAAGATAATAATAATCTATTTTATCAGAATGTCTGATTCTGAACTGCATTGTAAATTTGTCTCTTCACGTGGTATGTTAAAATCGTGTGATATATATGATGATAATCCCAGGTCATCGCAGATTACAAATATAGATATCACTAAAATTAAAAAAAATGATATCGTGTATATATGTAATTCATCTATACAATATTTCTATCTACATCAATTTAAACATATAAATGTTCCATTTATTCTTGTATCAGGTGATAGCGATGAAATTACTCCATTTGAAGTATTAACTACTCAACAGTTTGAAGATTTTATAAATAGTGATAATGTATTACATTGGTTTGCTACAAATTGTTTTTTAACTCATCCAAAAATGACACGTATTCCTTATGGATTAAATTATCACGTACAAACAAAAGAATTAGTTTATTATAATAAATTAGAAACATCTGTTGAACAAGAACAACATATGCTTAATATATTACGTAATAATTCTTCAAATAATTTTAATAATAGAAAACCATTAATTTATATAGATAGATTTACTATTCGTTCAAATGAAAGACTTATAGCATATAATACAATATCACATAATGTTTCATTTAAAGAAACTGAATGGAGCAATAATAGATATACTATTTATGAAAATCAAACAAAATATGCATTTGTATTATCACCGCCATCTTTAGATATTCCAAGACGATATAAATTACGTATACGCGCAGGAGGATTTGATTGTATTAGAACCTGGGAGGCATTAGTTTTAGGTTGTATTCCAATAGTTAAATCTTCTCCAATGGATCCTCTATTTGAAGATTTACCTGTATGGTTAGTAAATGATTGGAATGAAGTTAATGATGCTGAAAAACTTAAAAATAAGATTAAAGAATTTAAGAATAAAACCTTTAAATATGAAAAATTAACATTAAAATATTGGGTTGATTTATTTCATTCAAAAAAACTTAAAACTTAAAACATAGTTAGTTTAGCGTATAACTGTCCCGTTTATATATTATTATATTTTACAGTCTAAATATTATATTTTAATTAATATAAATTATTAATAATTAATATTAATTAAAATAATAGGTTAGTATTTAATTTAATCCATACCAAATCCTCTGTATGAGAGAGGAGCCAAGAATGGTCTTACAAGTGATTCATTTGAAGGCACTACATCTTCTGCCTTACACTTTACAACAGCCGGAGGGCAAGTTGCTCTGGGACAAGGGGCACAAGCAGGGCATTTAGTTGGTGGAGGACACTTTACATCAGGACAACGAGGACGAGGACAAGGAGGACACTCTCCCTTGGGCTTCTGACACTTGGAGCAATCCAAAATAACAGGATTTTGTTTAGGAATAGAACTCTTAAGTACATAATTACTTAAATCAGGTACAGGAGGACATTCACTCTTAAGGATATAATTGCTCATATCAGGTAATGCGGGACAAGGGGGAATAGAACTCTTAAGTACATACTTACTCATATCAGGTTGCTTACAGTCTGGGCACGCCGGGCAAATAGCACGTGGTTTAGGTTTTGAGCAACTACAAGGTGAATCACCTCCGCAGCTATCACATCTACTACCATAATCCTCAAAGCCTTCTTTCTTTAAAAGCCTTGATAGATACAAACCTATCGCAAGGCCGACTACAAATATTCCTAATAAATGAATTGGCGAAGCAGTCATTCTGTTTGTAAGATACTTTTTAAAAAGTTAAACATATATTTAGTTAATTACTTTTCTAACATAAATCATATCCTCAAATTGACCCAAAACAACATTAATTGCTACAATCCTTTCATCACGAATACGCTCTTCATACTCCTCCTTCGGACACAAATAATGTCTTGAAAAATAGGTGTGTAAATCTTTTGTATCTTGTAAATATTTTTCAATAAATTGAAATGCTAATTCACTTGTAGGAAATGACCCCAGAACCTGACGCTCATTAAATGGTTTATCAACCGCGCGAATTATAATCTCTGACTCAACTATAAATTCCATTTTCTAATCTTGTATTATATATTATTTCATAATTAATTATTTTGTAAAAGTAATTGTGAGATTCCTTAATCCTATTAAGAAATATTTCCTGTTCCTTTTTACACCAATCTGGATTAAGTATAATATTTGTTAAGTGTGTTCCATATTGTTTTATTTCATTCTCATTCATATTTTCAGATATTAATCTATATTTATATAGAATATCACTATATATTTCCCATAATTCTTCATCGGCAAAAAAATATAAATAATAGTTTTCTTCTGACATATCGATAAATTTATCCAATATTATACGAGCCTTAACTTTATCTTTCATTTGTGAAACCCTATTAAGAGTATTATTAATACTTTTAATAAATTCTTTTCTATTAAACATTATATTAAAATGTGTTATAATCTTTAAATTGTTAAACTATTTAGCAATTCTCCATCCAGGCCAATCCATAGGAGGACAGCCACATGTTTCAGGTAATGATGGGTCCATTGTTGCTTGTAAGCGACTACAAATCATACGAGTATATCCCTTCCAAGAAAAATCATTTGACACCTTTGTATTACCAGGCATTATTCCAAAATCATTGGGATTTAATCCTCTCTTTTTAACTTGTCCTTCAATTTCTTTTGCACGCTGTTTCCAATCAAAATGCGATGGACCACGTCCCGCATCTGTAGGTTTTGGTGCTAATTTATCTGTTACAGAGGCCTCTCCACCATCTGGTGTAAATTTATTATTGCACGCATTGTCCAAATCAGCCGCAGAGGGGAATCCAGTTTTATCTATAGTTGAAGCCATTGCTCTTACTTTATCCGCTTCCCTTGGACTAGTATATTTAACTGAAAATGAAGCACTTACACCATTTACAATTGTATCAGCATATTTATCAACCAATTTATTGATTTCCCTTGTAGTATTAGGGTCTTTTTGTACATTTGAAGGCAACAAATTTGCTAAACCAGGAGGGAGCCCCATTGTTCTAATTACTTGAGGAAGAGGCTCTGAAGGTTTACCCAAAATTGGGAACGCATTATCAATATCCTTCTTCATAATAGGTATTTCAACAGGCATTAAAGCACCAGTTTGTACTTGGTCTAAAATAGTTTGTATATTAGTCTTCATATTAGTTAAGGCAACAATGCGAGCATTAATAACAGGATCAGTTGTTCCACTTGCAGAAAGGCGTATGATTTCCGCACTTAAACGGGCAACAAAATCTTCCAAATCTTTAGGGGTAGCAATTTGACCACCTTGTGCTGGTGTTTCACCATTCATATTTTCAAAACCTTCTAAAGAACCCCCAACAACATTTACTGGCTGAACAAATTCATAAATAGGTCCTTGTATAGGTCCAGCTGCGCCAATTAATCTTACTTCACGTTGTAGATATGCCAAGTTTGACATAATTTCATTCAAATGTGATTGAGTAATAGTTGGTTGTAATCCAGGATTTCTATTAAGAACTTCAACTTCAGATTGTAAAGTATGGAAATCACTGCGAGCAGTGTTTAATGGCAATTGAATTGTTGGGTCGGAACGTTCTGAAATTTCCTGTGCCTCAAATGCCAAAAATCCTTTTAACATTTCTAAAGCGGATATTAATTGTTGTCTATTAGCCTTGATAAGTGTAGTATCTTGATATGGCAATGGACTCATTGCGGCAATTTGTTCATATGGAGCAACTGGTAATTGTCCTGGTAGGTTTGCTGGTTGAACATTTGAATCATTGATACTTCTGGCCGGAGGTGGAGCAACAGAGGGTGGAATTATATTAACTGGTATATTCACCTTATGTGATGGCGATGTATTCATTGGGTCAAAGCCTTCTTTAACAGCATTTGGTGAAGTAAAAAAATAAATTACTATCAAAACAAAAAGTAATGCTAAGAACGCAAACATCCTACTTTCTTATATTATCTTTTTATTGCTATTAATTAATCTTAAATATAACCAATTTAATAATCTAATGAGCATCCATAACAAGGAATTGCGTCTTTTTTAATGTATTGAGACATATCTGGCACTGGAGGACAGCTGCCATCAGGATTTTTGGGACATCTATATTCACTATCCTTATGACAACTTTCTTCGTATTCTTTTCCTTGTCTATCAGATGTAGTATCATCATTGTAGTATTTATCTTTATCTTTATTGTAATTTGTAGTTGAACGATTTGCTAAAATCTCATTTTTAACAACCTTCTGAATATCCTTTAATAATTCGGATTTTTGTTGTAATGACATTGCTTCATAACCTGTTCCACTCAATTTAACTTCAGGAACTACATCATTGCGTTGTGGCGTAGATGAATCTGATGACTTGGATGAATCGGATGAATCGGATGAATCGGAAGAATCAGAAGATTTATCAATTGTCACATCCAATTCTGTATCTACAGTCTTTAAAGCCTTACTTAAATCAGGTGATACATCTTTGAAAATATCTTCAAATCCTTCTTTATTATTGTAATATGATAAAGCAACTACAAGAATTAAAACTAGAATTAATCCAATAAGTGTTAGTTTAATAATCATCTTCTATACAAACTTTACAATTTTACTGTATAGCATTTATAAATACATTGCCATAAAAATTTGATGAAACTTTTTAGAATATAAAAATACAAGCAAAATGTTATCCACGCGTTTTAAAAATGATGAAGTAATTGAAATTGGAATTGATGAGGCCGGGCGAGGCTCATTTTGGGGACCTATTATGGCTGGTGCTGTAATTATACCAGATGAGTCAACCTGGACAGAAGAACAAAAAGCATTACTATTACAATTGCGTGATTCCAAGAAAATTAGCCCTAAAAAAAGAGAGCGTATGGCAGAGCAAATTAAAGAATTAATTCCCAAATGTGCTGTTGGAATTGTATCCGCCAAAGAAATTAATGATAATGGTATTACTTGGGCAAATATGGAGGCATTTAGAAGAGCGATTATGGGATTAGGATTAGAAAACACTAAAGAGTGCCGATTAGTAATTGATGGTGTACTTTCAATTGATAAATGGGAAGGAGAACAAGAACTGGTTGTTGAAGGAGATTCACAATATATAGCAATTGCTGGGGCATCAATCTTGGCAAAAGTAGAGCACGATAAGTGGATTACACAGTTCTGTGATGATAATCCAGATTGTAATGATAGATATGATTTGTCAAAATCAAAAGGATATGGAACAGCAAAACATCGAGAGGGAATAAAACTCTATGGAGGTCACGAACTACATAGAGTTTTATATATACAAAATTGGTTACCTGGTTCTACACAAAAAGTAAAACCAAAAAAGAAAAAAGAATCAGCCCAGTGTTTAATTAAGTTTTCTTAAAAAGACATTTAGCTGCGGTTCTTGTTTCTGCGAACGGTACGACGACGGTGGGTCTTGCGACGCTTTCCACCAACAGTCTTGTTCTTTTTACGACGATTTCCACCTTCAGATTTGTTCTTGTTACGACGAGTATTACGGGCCATTTTATATTAGTACTTTAGAAATTATTATTCAGGGATAGAAAAATTTTTTTGATTACGCATATCTGATATGCGATGTCGGACACTTTTAGAGTTTTAATTTTCCTTCGACCCATGTATCTAAAATCGCAAGGTCAATTGCTCGAAACCGGGAGAACTTACTCGACCGATAATGATGAGCCTCATCTCTCTCAAAAGTTACATACTTGCCTTTTGCGTCGCTCATATTGCTATTGTCGGGATTAGCAAACCCTCTCAATTTCTGAATCCATTTAAATGACTCATATGCGAAAACTTGTTTATCAACTAACCCAACACGACTCATTACAAATACACCTGGTGCTCCATCAGGAGGCAATGTATTCACTGGCGACACCGTAAGCAATTCTTTAAAGTTTATCATTCTTTCAAGTGGATTTCCAAATTCATCAAATTCACCTATCGTAAGTGGCAAATCAGGATTTGAACTTGTTCGTAGTACATCTACATATGGTACTTCCGTAAATGCTGCTCCAACAAGTTCTCCATCAGGAAATCGTGATACAATTGCACCAACTGGCAATCCACCTGCCGAGCGACCAAATATAACGGTTTCTTTAGGTCCCAATTTTAATTTACGCTGACTATCCTTTATAACTGCTTCAAAATCATCCACAACTACGTGTCGGTTCTCTCTCCTTGCTACTTCTGCCCAGGCTGAATCAATATCACCACCACCCCTTACAAATGCGAATACAATCGCCCATTTTCTTTTAATTAGCGGATACCAATTAGTAAAAGGCCATCCTACTGGTGTTGTTGAGCCATATGCACCGTAAACATAAACAAATTGAGCTTTTGGTTTAATACCTTTTTCAAATAAAGATATATATGGCACCTTTGTTCCATCTTTAGATGTGGCGTGAAATTTATGAATTTCTAATTGAGGAAATGTTATAGGGTGTTCAATTGGAATCTTTCTTTCATCTCTATAAACTTTATTATTGATAATGTTAATCATAAAAGGGACTTCAGATGGGGTCTTAACAGTGAAGGTTTGAACTAAAGCATTTTCCCAACTTGTCCAAATATTAGGGTCAACTGTTCCAACTTTTATTTTAAATAATAATTTTGGATTATTTTCTGAACAATACCATATAGTCTGTGCGCCTTCATGAATAGTTAATATCATTCCAGATTGTAAATTAACCCATTGAATTTCCTCATCTGGTAATTTCCATTTATTTATAGGTTTTCCCAATTGAATCCATTTAGTATCTTTTTTAGTTTTTTTGACTAATATACAATCATCCCCATATACACTTTCTCCCAAAGGCATTTGTAGCATAGATGATTTTGCCAATTGTATTATTTTAGTATCTTTAACTTTATATAAAATATCATATAGAGGCGATGATGAACTTAAATATAGGGTTCTATTCGCACCTTTTATAAGAACTAAATCACGTTTTTTATCGCGTTCTCTGTATAAAACATTTTCTTCATTTCCAGTGTGAGCATTACATACACATAATTCAACGGTTGTGAAATAGTCAATAACTTTAATAAAATAACACAAATCTCCTACAACTGCTATTTGAGAAGATACCGCCTTTTTCTTCCATAGCACTTTACCATCAGCAGATTCACAAATTAATTCATTTTTATAATATTGGTCTTGGTCATCGTCAGATGTCACATACCATACAATATTTCCCTGAACATCAATGTCATGTGCTAATTTGCTTTTTTTACTCCAAGACCATTTCCAACTAAATTTTGAACCATTTGGTATTATATCAATAGTTCCAGCACCAATTTTAAAAGATGGTAACTTTGTATATTGTTGCGCGTATTTAACTTCTTTTTCCATTTGTCGGGCTTCTCTTTGAACACTTGGTTGATTTGCTAATTCATTAAAATGCTCTTTTTCGCGTTTTATATGATTCTCCCAGCGTTTACCCTTCATAGTTTCCATCCAAGCCCAAGGGTCTCTCCATTTTAGATACCCTAAATCTCTAATTTCCTCAGCTGTCATTTGACCTCTATTATACTACAACTTAAAAGATGGTCTTGTTTATATACTAAAATGGCTCCTCCTATCTCCGTGAATATCATTTACAACAAGGCAAATACTTTCGGTCTTGCCGATGATGTATTGGTAATCGAACGTATTATGAAAAAACTCCAGGATAAAATTGGTAATACTATTACAAAGGCTAAATTGGTGGATATGCGTGAACCATTATCACATTCAGATATTCTAATTCATCTTGAAATCCCCGTTTTTAGTGCTATTCCTTGGGCTCATACGAATGTTGTTGTTGTCAACCCTGAACAATGGTCTTACGCGTATGACGCATATGTACACGCATTTGATGCTCTTATTTTTCGCGACCCTATTGCTGCTGAAAAGTTCCGTCAAGATTTTACTGAAAAGGGAATTAGAACTGATAATATCTATGTAGTTCCTTGGTCTGCTGCTTGGCAGGGTCTTATCACCAAGAGTAATAGCGAGGGATTTGTCTGTTTTCTTGCGGGTTCAACATCCAAATATGAATATTTGAAGTGTGTAATTCCACATTGGACTGCTGAAGACCCTGCTCTAACAGTTTATACAACCCGTAGTGATTTTGCGGAGGACTTAAAGAAACTTGTGGGCGATAATACAAATATTATTGTAAAATGTCAAGACCTAACCCAAGAAATGCGTTATAGTCTTATGTCACAATTTAGAGGACATCTTGTATGTAGTCAGGGAGAAGCTTTTGGGTATGCTGCTGCTAATGCTGAAGTGGCTGGTGCTTTTACAATTATGAACTCTTTACCCGTTTTCAAATATATGTATGAAGGGTTATCAAATGTTAGTTGGTTGTCAAATGACTATGAAGAATCTACGAAGGTTCGCTATTCCACTGCTAAACCAACTTCTCAAATTCGTTCAGAACTTGACGCAGCTTTTAGCGCATTCAGAGCGGCAAATATGGATGAAGTTAAAAAGACTGGTCAAGAATCTTCTAAATTTAGATTTATCAAAACATGTGATGCTTTTCTTCCAGTTCTACAAAGGCTAAATACTGCTATTTTGGAGCGTCGTCCTAAAAAGGGTAATTTCTTCTGTCCTCCTGTTTTACAACACGCAGATTGTCCTCCTATTACAATTATTACGCCCACATATAATCGTATGAAGATGTTTGATATTGCTTTTCATAATATTCTACAAACTGATTATCCTCACGATAAAATCGAATGGATTGTTGTAGAAGATAATAATAAGACTCCCCATATGGTTGGCGAGAGAATTATGAGTTTTCAGATTCAAGTTCCTAAAATTAAGATTAAATATATTCCTATTCAGGGTCGTGTCTCAATTGGTGAAAAGCGTAATTTGGCTTTAGAGCAGGCTTCAAATGATATTATTCTTTTTATGGATGATGATGACCACTATCCTGAAACGTCATTTCGTCGTCGTGTAGCGTGGTTGACTAAAGGTACTAAATGCGGTTCAACAGGTGGAGCTAATATTGCTTGTTGTACTACATTGGCGCTTTATGATTTGAAAACTGGTATTAGTGCGGTAAATGTTCCTCCATATGAGATTCCATTCGCACAACGTATTTCTGAAGCTACTCTAACATTTAGGAAATCTGCTTGGGTTGAAAGAAAATTTCCTGATGTATCAATTGCTGAAGGCGAAGGATGGATTTCTGGACGTGAAGACCAAGTAATTGAAATGCCTCCTCAACAGATTATTGTTGCGTTTTCACACGGCGGTAATCAATCAAGTCGTCGCATTCCTCCAACTGACCAAAAGCCTGCTTGTTTCTGGGGATTTCCCAAGGAATATCTTGTTTTTATTCACGGGTTAGTTGGTGTTGAGATTGAAGACGATACAAAGGGAAAGGGAAAAGGTGGTAGAAAATAATTAGGCTAAATTTTTTCTACTATGTCTTGAATGAAGTATTCTACCTCCTATGACGGGGTTAGATTGCTCTGGCGGGTTTGCTCCTGTAGGGCCTATTGGTTCTGTTTCTCCAGATTGCTCTGGTGGGTTTGCTCCTGTGGGACCTATTGGATTTGTTTCTCCAGATTGCTCTGGTAAGTTTGCTCCTGTTGCTCCAGTTACACCTTCTATTTCTTTTTGCTGTTCTGTATCCTCTTTAGCTACTTTAACAACAGTTGTTACAAAATCCCTACAAGGTTCTTTACCGCATTTATATTCTATCATTTCTTTATTAACGGGTATTCTAAGAATTTCCAATATCATTCTTATAATAGCTGAATTATCAACTGCCTTTACTAAATCTTGAAATTCACAAGAGCAAATATATGCTTCATCTGTCATAACTGCTTGAATATTATTAAAATCATTCCAACTTGGTGCTAAATAGTCTGGTCTTGCTGATAATCCAATCTCTTCTAATACACCATCCATTTCCGCTTTTCTTTTTGCCACTTTTTCTAAAGCACCAATTAATGGTAATCTAACTTCTTCTGGAGCTGTAACTTGAAATATTGCTAATAATATACCAATTATAAATGATTTTGTAGCATCCAATGAGCCAAATATAATACTTTCTTGAAGTTCAGGTGAAAGTTTTCTAAAAAGTGATAAAAATAATTTTAATAATTCACCAATTAATAATGGAGTTGTTCCATAATATCCAATAAATGACAGAACTGCTTTTTTCCAATCACCTTTCAATAAATCAGAAATAGATAGTACTATGGAGAGAATTTTACGCCCAATTGGTGGTCCCTCTACACTAACTACTATGCGTGCAATATCTAATATTAAATAAAGTACTAATACAATTAACCTAAAAGGTACTTTCACTTTAGATAAAACATCCATTGTAACAGTTGGTGGAATTGGAAAACCAACCAAAGTACTTAATCCTAAAACACCTTCAGAAATGGCAGCTGCGGCGGGTTGAGGAAATAAACGAACATCTGGCTCTAAATCGTGCTCCTTTTCCAATTTTAATATTCCATATTTTGAGGCATAATCATTAACAGTACTATTAATATTACCAACCTTATCTATTACTTTAAGATATGTACTATTAATACTTGGGGTATCATCTTGTGTGGTTTGACCTGTTACTTGGGCTTTTTTACTATTAATATTATTTAGGGATAATCCTGATAATTTACTTACAAAATCTGCTCCAGGATATAATCCATCACCTCCTCTCATTTCATCTGGTTGACCAAAAAAATCAATTATAGTTTCTACATATGGCTGAAATGCTTCTGTAAATTTCTGTTGCTCTTGAGGTGTTAGTACAGGGTTTCCATCTTTATCTAGCACTTGGACTGCCCAATTATCCCCTTTTGTTTTAACTATTGCTTCAATAATTCTCATAATTCCATTTGTAGAATCATACAATTTTGTGGACATATCTTTATTTAAAAGAGCGCCATTAATTTCACTCTTAAGTTGTTCAAAATTATATCTTTGCGGTCCATTCATCCTACTTTACATTCCGTCTTTTATTTACTTTTCATTATTTTACTCATTTAGAACCGGACATTATTAAGTCTAAATAAAATAATATATTATATATTATATTGATGAGACAATAGATTTTGACCAGGCATCAAAAGAATGGCGTAAAAATAAAGTTTCACTCGGTAATGGATGTTTTGCGTATCGTTGTAAATATATACATAGTAACGGAAGGCGCTGTCCGAAAGTTGTATCATCGCAGAAATTTAAATATATGTATAGAATTCGTGAAGATTGGATTAAAGAGCCTGTGTATTCAATGAATTATTGTTCTCGTCATATTGTTCGAGGACCCGTACAAGAATATCGTAATATGGAATTTGAATAAAAATAATATAATATTTGAATATTAATATATTTTTATTTGTTGGCAATAAAGCCTTTAAGAACTTTTAAGGACTTTTAAGAACTACACATTGTACAGCCTTCATCTGGAGCATACTTTTTAAGAAGTCTTTCATGTTCCGATTTTTCAGCAGCCTTTTGTAATTCAGGGTCAACTGTAAATTTCTGTGCCATTACTGGAGCACGAGTTCTCAAATAATACATACCAGTTTTAAGACCTTGTTTCCAACCATAAAAGTGCATTGATGTCAACTTGGCATAATTAGGGTCTGCTACAAACAGATTCAAACTTTGCGATTGGCAGATGAAAGCACCACGAGCCGCAGCCATATCAATCAGTGTTTTCTGTTTAATTTCCCAAGATGTCTTATAAAGACGCTGAATTGCCTCTGGAATTTGGTCAATACCCTGAATAGAACCATTTCTGGCAATAATCTGCTGCTTCATCATTTCATTCCACAAATCCAATTTCTCCAAATCCTTCATCAAATGTTTATTAATTACAATAAATTCACCAGCCAAAGTACGACGAGTATAAATATTTGAAGTAAAAGGCTCAAAACACTCATTAAATCCGAGAATTTGTGATGTAGACGCAGTAGGCATTGGAGCAACCAAGAGGGAATTGCGAACACCATGACTCGCCACCTTTTCTTTAAGTCCTTTCCAATCTAGAGTAGCATCTTTTTCAGTTAAAGGTTGTACATCCCACAAGTCATATTGAAATTGCCCCTTTGACATTGGACTTCCTTCATATGTTGAATAGGGGCCATCTTTTTCTGCGATTTCACAGGATGATTCAACCGCCGCATAATAAATATGTTCAAAGATTCTTTGATTAAGGTCAGCGGCTTTTTCTGATTCCCAGGGCATTCGCATAAGCGCAAATACATCTGCCAAGCCTTGAACACCTAGGCCAACTGGACGATGACGCATATTAGAATTACGTGTTTCAGGGGTTGGATAATAATTGATATCAATTACTCGGTTCAAATTCTTAATTGCTACTTTTACTACTTCACGCAACTTGGCATAATTGAAAGTTTTGGTTTTGGGATTGACATAAGTAGGGAGAGCGATTGAGGCTAAATTACATACAGATGATTCTGTTGAAGAAGAATACTGGACCACCTCTGTACATAAATTGGAACTTTTAATTGTGCCAAGATTATTTTGATTAGATTTTTTATTACAAGCGTCCTTATACAAGAGATATGGTGTTCCAGTTTCAATTTGTGAATCTAATACTTTAAACCATAGCTTTTGGGCATCAATTTGTTTGCGACCACGACCTTCTTTTTCATATTTTTCATAAAGTGCTTTAAATTCATCTCCATATACATCTGCTAAACCAGGTGCTTCTGAAGGACAGAACAAAGTCCAAGGTTCATTCTTTTCAACACGCTCCATAAACAAGTCAGGAATCCATAAAGCATAGAACAAATCACGACAACGTTCTTCTTCTGAACCAGTGTTGAGTTTCAACTTTAGAAAGTCTTCAACATCTGCGTGCCAAGGCTCTAAATAAATAGCAAATGAGCCATTTCTCTTGCCGCCACCATTATGAGCAATACCAAGATGTGCTACTGTATAATCGTGAGGGCCATCAATTTCAAAATCATACACATTACCAGAATATTCTGTTGGTGTAATTGATGAGATTTGTTTGTAAACTCCATTAGGAAATACTGTAAAATCTCCAACTTCTAAATCTTTTACCTCATTATAATCAATTTCTTTAAGTCCTGCCTTAATTTGTAATATACATGTTTCAAGAGTATTACCGTTTGATTTAAATGATAATACAGGATGTTCTCCAGTTACTGTAACTGGAATATTATTATCAACTGTAATATGATACATATGACCAGTATAATTATGAATAACTTGTTTCAATACGGTATAATACTTATTTTCACTTGTTAAAACTTTTTCTCCTGGTAGGATATTTTCTATTTTTTGAATACCATTATCTGTATATACGAGAGTATCTGGAGTAAAACACTGGTCAACATAACGCGCAGTATCATTAAAGTTTCTTAACATAGGTACAATTCCATTTGAAGTTCCATTTGTACCCTTGATTAGAGCACCTTTGGCACGAATATTATGAATATGAAGTCCAATACCACCAGCGTGTTTTGAAATTTGCGCACAGTCCTTTAATGTATCATAAATTCCAACAATACTATCTTCTTTCATTGCCAATAAGAAACAATTTTCAGCAATAAATCCACCAACACTATATGAATGGTCATCTTCTACTCCTAATGTATATACATATTCTGGTTTTTTATTTGTAGGTGTTTTCATATTAATGCGCATAAATGTTATACCATCAATAATACGCGTTTGTTTCCAATTATCAATTATTTTATTTTCAATATTATCTACTCTATTATCATTATATACTTTTTTAATTTTTCCAGCAAGAATACTAGAAGGAATATTCATTCGACCAGTTGCTTTACATCCTTCTTTATTCATTAATGTTAATGTAGATGGAATACCAACTGAACGAGTTAAATGGAATATATCATTCATTAAGGGTGGATTTGTTAATTGAATTGTAATATTACTATTTTCATTTACGCATCCATCACTTGACGTTAGTCCAGACATAAATCCTACAATAGAATCATATGATAATCTATTAAAGAATGAAGGAATTCTTTTTCCATCAAATCCACTTTTAAATAATTCTTTAAATATATAAGCGATATACTGATTATTAACTGTCATTGATACCATATTATTATTATCTTGACTAACTGTGACATGTCTTATACCAAATTTTTCATAAAATGTTTTTGTTACAAATTCAATTAGTTTAGAGTTTGTATTATATGATACAATATTAATCGCTCTAACGGTTTTATTTCCTGCTGAATTTTTTCCATGAACTACACAACCGTCACCATACCAAATGCCAATTAATTCCATCATAGTTTCATCAAAATTCCAATATCTATTAAATGTATCTCCTTTTTTTTCACTTGATACTGTTTTATCATTAGCAAAATGTTTTTTCCATGTAGCATATGGTGTTACAGTACCATTATCATTATATTCAAATCTATAACTTACATTGTTTCCATCAGATTTATAATTATCTAGAACTGTCTTAACATCAAGAATATAATTTTCTCCTATTTTTTTATTAGGAATTGCTACCCAGTCGCCAACGCGTAAATATTCAACACTATTCCATCCAGGTTTCGAACCCCATTTTTCTTGTTCATCTGAAATTGACCATAAACGATGATTACCTGTTACAGATACAATAGGTGTTCCTGCTAGTTTAATATCATATATAATTCTATCATTTAATAAATTTTTATGTAATTGTGATACTTTTTTAATATACCCTTTATGTGTAACTACTTCATCGCCAATAATAACATCTTCTATATTTTTAACACCATTAAGAGTATGTACTTGTGTTCCTGCTACAAAACAACTTGAAAGTTGTTGACGAGGAGTTCCCGCATTAAAGTTAGTAGGCGTTGCGTGAATAAAATATTTCTGACTCAAAAGGTCATATGTTTCAAATGCCTTCTCCAAATCAACTGAACCCCATAGTGCCAGAGATACACGCATAAGTAAATGTTGAGGGCGCTCAATAGTGTTTCCCTTATTATCACGAAGCAGATATTGTAGTTTTTCCAATGTTTTAAACCCAAAATAGTCAAAGAGATAATCGCGATTATAATCTAATTTAGCATCAATTTCGGCACCATATTTCTCGCATAACTCGATGAGTTCCTGGGATACAATACTGGTTTTTTCACCAGTTTTTTCAAGTGTTTGATTGGCTAAAATCTTGACAACTTCAGTAAATTTATCTGAAGTATTTCTGTGATGATTTGAAACGGCAATCCTGGAGGCAAGTGTTCCATAATCTGGATTTGTTGTCATTAATGAAATTGAAAGTTGAGCAGCAAGTTCATCTAATTCTGAAGTTTTAACACCATCATAAATTCTCATTAGAGTTCTTTGCGCGATAAGTGTTGGATTTACTTCTAAACCATCCGCTGCGATACGAATTCTATTCAGAACTTTATCAAATGATACGTCTTCCTTGGAGCCATTGCGTTTTTCAACTTGCATACTAATTGTAGTCATCTTTCCGGACTTTCATAAAAATCGCAGCCTTTGTCAATTTTTATTAATATTGTTTGTTGGTCTAAATTAGGAAATGAATAATACAATCTTATTTATAATTCTAATCTTGGTAATTGGCCTCGTAGTTGCTATGACAATGAAAAAGACTACTTTTGTTAATTATGTAGCACCTTATGCGCCTAAATCACATAAAAATTGGTTTAAACAGGCCGGTTGGGAACGCTTTGGCTATCCATATTATTCTTTTTGGACTAATGAAGGTTTTGAGAATTTAAATGATAGACCAGCAGAAGTTGCTAGTGAAGAGACGCCCCTATTAACACAAAAAGTTGGAACTGAAGGAACAGTTTTAGAGTTTCCTCCCGATACTCCTGCTCCAGCCGATATTTACAACAATCAACCTTATCATCTTCTTGAGGATGAAATGTCTCCGCCACGTGAAACTGAATCACTATCTTGTGTAAATAGTCGTTCTTGTTATGCGACTGATTTTGACAGAATGATTTCCAAAACTGGAAACTTCCGTCAAATGACAAATAATTATAAGCGTGGATATCCAGATAGTTGCTCCGCGCCTCATCAAGAATTAGTGCTTAATTTCTACAAAGCTGACCCTATGCCTATTCCACCAAATAATACTGGAGGAAGTGTGAGTGAAGTAGGTTTTGGACTTAACTAATTTGTGAAGTTTATATAATTTAAAACTTATATATAAATAAGAAATGGCTGCACCACCACCTGTACCACCAGTACCTGTAGTTGGTCCATTACCAGCAAGTGCCAAGGACAATATTTATAATATAGAAAACCTTACTCCTTATTTAACAGACTCTGAAAAAAAATTCAGAGGTCGTCTATCAGATGTAATAGCTCTTGTAGATTCAAGACATGACTTTAAAGGTGTATCTCAAGACACACCTATTCAAGTAAAAGTTACTGGTGAACCAGATGAATATGATTGTTTTAGACAATTTAGTGCTAATATTCAGCGAATAGTATTAGGAATTGACCCAGACTATTCAACAAGATTAACAGCTAATAAATGTTCTGGAGAAGATATTATGGTTATTGGACCAGAGAAGGATTTTTTAGATTTAACTAACCGTCTTATTACTAGTCAACCAGGATTTGGTATTACTATAACTGAAATAAAAGCATATGTAGAAATGGGAGCTAAATGGACTGAAAATAATAAAAAAATAGCAACCGCTTATACCGAATATCATAAAGCCATAGCAGAAGCATTAGGATATCCAGCCGCTGGAGGTGCAGCCGCTGGAAACACAGCACCAATTCCTTTAGTTGTTGATACTACACAAACTTTATCACATAATTCATATCCATACTTTATGGTTTGTCGTAATAGAGAACATGTAGCAGACCCAAGTTTTACAAGCCAAATGAAGTTTGATATTGTTGGAAATGAAATTGTAGGAGGAGATGAAAGACAATATAAAATTAATAATGTTATTCACAGAATATATGGAACATTGGAAGAACCCAAGATTGATTATTATTTAGGAGTTCCTAATGATTTAGACGTTCCTGTTGCTTTAAATAATGCTCGTCTTCAAGGCCTTACTAAAATTACATATAACTATGGCGGTATAAAAACACAACCAAATGAAATTAGCGCATGTATACTAGATATTAAAAATAGTATAGCTAATGCAGTTGAAAAAACAGCCCTACCTAATACTTTTCAAATAATTGAAGGTATTAATCCAAATAGTCAAGTAGCAAAAATGAAGGCAAAGTTTGACTTTTGTAAGTATTATGATAAAATTAAATATAAAGGTGGGAGGGTAGGAGAGGAAAATGCTGGCCCTATTACTGAAGAAGTTAAAAAAAATATTTCAATTCCCTATATTGCTAAGAGAGGTGGCGACCAATTACAAGCTGAAAGCTGTAAAAAGCCAATGAGATTTAATTTATTCAGAAAATATCGCATAGAAGGTCAACGTGGAGGAGTTACATATGAACTTTTACCAACTGGGCGTTCAGTTAGTGTTAATAATTGTGTTTTTTGGACTTGTGATAGAGTTGCTGCTTGTTATGCCATTCTTCAAGATATTACTACTGTTTTACAATTTCCAAACAAAAATGTTTTCATATATAAAAAACGGGGATATAATCCAACAGTAACATTAGAAGGTGCTCCTCCTAATTGGAAAAATGCTCTAACTCAATCAATACCACCTGTTCCTAATCGTGCTACTCCTGCTGGTATTGTTCAGGGTGGTGATGGTAATAAACAATCTGTTAGAAAAAGTGTAAAAAGTCAATCATCTATTAAAAAACGTAATACAGTACAACAAATGGGAAACCGAATAGAACAAAAAAGAAACAATACATTTAAGAAATTAAGAGCTAAAAGAGCTCAAGCACCACCAGCACCACCAGCACCACCAGCACCTGAACCAGTTGGTCCATGTACAAGAGCTACGTTACAATCAAGATTAATGTCTCATTTACCTATTGAGGATAATTGTTTTTTACTTGGCTTACAGTCTTTATGTGACTTTAAAGATGAATATTATCAGCCCTGGATCTTATTTAATATTTTATGGTATTATTTCTCTATACTTAAAACAATAAATGCTACGTATGATGATATATATAAAAACTTAAATAGTATGAAAAATAATATGTATATTTCAGATGATAATTGTATAATTACAAGTGAAACAGAACAATATTATATTAAAAATAAGGCTGCTGATTTTGCTGCTCGTAATTCTGCTATTACTATTGCTCGTGGTAATGATATAATTGATGCTTTTATTCCTGATGCGGCTGCTGCTACTGCTGCTGGTAATCCTGCTGCTCGTGCTGCTGCTATTAATGCTGCTGTTCCTGCGGCTGCTGCTGGTAATCCTGCTGATCGTGATGATGCTATTATTAAATTTATTAATGTTAAGGTTACAGAGTTTATTAATACTAATACTCCTGATTCTAAAGCGGTGGTTGCTGCTGGTAATGCAGCAGCTCAAGCTGCGGTTGCTGCTGGTAATCCTGCTGCTGCTAATGATGCCAAGAATAATGCTATAATTGATGCTATTATTACTGTTACTGGACATAATAATTATTTAGCATCAATACCTGCTATTCCTATTTTGGTTCAAAATCCTACTAATAATCGTATTTTATACTCTACAAATATGGAGATTTTGTATGCTGCTTTAAATAATTCTATTCAGATTAATATACCACCAGTACAAGCAGGACAAGCACCACGTTCAGTAACGAGACCACTAACTGGTCTAGATGGAATTCTTTCTATTTTTGATATAGATAATATTAAAGAGTCATACTTTTTATATAATGCTGATAATGAACCTATTGGCGAGTTTAGAGGAGGCGGTGAGGGTACTACATTTTATGATAAGTGGTTTTCTCTAAATAAAAAGTTTGATGAAAATATTGCAAAAGAAATATTTAACCAATTTATAGAGCTTTTAACATTATGTGAAAATCAATATTTAATTCATATTGACTATGCTTTTGGAGTATACGCATATAATAGTAAACTTCCTATATATAGAGGCGGTCATACTCAAATTGAAATGTTAGCATTTATAAAAACTCTCATTAAAAAATATAAGGAGGCATTGCGCAAAGGTACAAGTTTACAATTTTTATATGTTTTTGCTAACTTTCCTAGATTACTCAAAGATACTCAACTTGAAATTATTTTAGATGAACTTCATAGTTATATTGGAAAATGGTTTAAATATGAAAGTATTAATGTAGAAACTCGTGATATTAATATATCACTTTTTATGGAAATATTAAACGAAACTGTCAAAGAAATTAAATTAGTTTCTGATAAAATGTTTAAAATTACTGAAAATGATGATTGTGCTGACTATTTATATACAGTATATCCTCATGGATTTTTTAATATTGAATATAATAATTTAAATAATATTGAAGAAGAATACAAAACAACGGGTGTTATGACAACAACAACTCAACCTACAAGAGTAACAGAGTCTAATAATTATATGAATAATGAATCTTCTCTACCAACAAAATTTTCTCCAATGTTACAACAACCATCTTATTATACAATGGTACAACAACAACATTATCCTCCAATGGTGGCAGCTACAGCGGCTGGTTACATTAATAATAAAAAATTATCTAAAAAACGAAAACCATATAATATCACTCGAAAAAAAATAAATAGAAAAAAAATTTTAAAACATAGAAAAATAAAAACAATAAAAAAAGATAAAAATAATAAATAAGACATACGGTTCCAACTATTCTACAAAATAATTTAAAATTATTTAATAGAATGAACGATTTAATAGCTAATCAAATTGTTTTCATAATTTTAATAATTATTGTTTTAATGATAATGTTTGCTTTAAATACAATTAGTCAATCATTTATGCCAAGTAAATTCTTAAAAAATAATGCTGGAAATTATTCTGGATTTAAAATTATTATGTTCGCATTAGCTCTTGCTGCTATTTTAGTAATACTTTATTGGGCTTTTAAACCTAAAAGAACTATGCGCGCATCTGCTACTCGTCTTATGGAATAAAATATTGAATAATAAAAGAAATGACTCCGTCAAGTCCTACCGAAGGTTTAATAATATTATTACTCATTGGTGTAATTATTTTAATGGCTAAACTCTTACGTTATTCACTATATAGTTGGGAAACATCTACAGTATTATCTGTTTTATCTGGTGGTAAATTAAATATTTCACCTAAAAATATATTTATTGTTATAGTTGTTATTGCTACTATTGCATTAATTGTAAAATTGGTATCTAAATCAAAGAGAGTTCAAAGACAGCCTATAAGCTAGAAGCTAAAATCTAAATTTGTTCACCATTTTCGTCTAACTTTTTAAAGACAATTATACATTTCTCTTCTCTTGGTCTTTTAGCAGGTCGTGTAGATTCTGGAACAACAAATTCTCCACGCTTTGCCTTTTCAACATCTTCCCAGAATGTATCAATCATTGGCTTAAGAGATGTCCACCATTCCTCTGACCGTGTTACAATTTGTTCAGACCATTCCAATAATCTCCAAGGAATAATTTCTACTAATTCTTCATCTATATTAATTTCAGGTTGCCAGTCAGCATCAGCATTTACAGGACTGTATACATAGTAGAATTCCTGATTACCTTTTAATTCGGCAAACCTAATAAGCGCTATATATCCATTATATAAACCTGGCCCTTCTTTTACCGACATATTATTATATTTTGAAGAAAATGCTGCTTCAACGTAATCGCATTGTTTAAGACCAGTTACATGGAGTTGCATTTGCATTTGTGCATAATAATCTTTTGGAACTGAACCATCAATCTCGCGGGTCACTGGACATTTAATTTCAATTAGACGACCTGTTTTTGTATTATTTTCAGATTCATATACAAGGCCATCTGGTGATGCTGTACAACGCGGGTCTACTTGGTGATGTAGACGACCTAATTCTTTTACAGTTGCCTTGTATTTGTATTCATAAATAAGTTTAACAACTGGTTCAAAACGAATACCCCAATCAAATGCGCTCATCATATCTGATGGAATTGCTAGAGACTGATTTCTTGGCTCATATGGCAAAGTTTTAGATAATACCATTTTAGCTCTTTGTCTTTGAGCCGCAAATAAATTACCAAGTTCACTTGCTGAAATAATCTTATTCATCTGTTCATACCATTCAGGCGTTCTTTGTTCAATCTGTTTTCTATTTAATAATTCATCCATTATCTCCTTTGTGGGTACATTCGAATTATTGGCTAGTTGGTTTTGGGAAATTAGGGCTTTAAATTGTTCTTCATATTGTTCAATAATTCTATCAATATAGGATTGTTCTGTATCAGTAAATTCAAATGAATATGCTAAAGTCTCTGCAGCATCAATCCATTGTTCTAATTGTGCATTATCTTGAGGGTCTGGTAACCATTTTTCAAATAGATTTACCAAATCCTTTAATTTGTTTTGAAATAACATATCGTGTTGTTTAATTTTATTACCCTGTTAGGCCGCTCAATTTTTATTAATTATCCTGTTCAGGAATAGTTGATACTGAAGGAGTTTCATCTTTCTTCTTCTTTCTAGTTGTATCAGTACGCTGCTTTTTAGCACTAAAACCCCATTTTAGAATTCCTTCCTGATTTCTTTTAATTTCGAGACCACGAATTGATGTAATTTTTTGTGTTCCTTGATCATAAATAACAACCTTTAAAGTGTTAAGAAGTTTCTTGTCTAGGGCTTTTTGAAGAAAAAGGAAAAAGGCTTCTTTTTCTTCTTTATTCATTTCAAATTGGGGTGAAATATCCTCTACAAATATTCTGAGTCTATTTAAACGCAATCCGCGCTCAATTCTATGCCAAGGACGACTATATGCTTCACGAGCACTATCTTCTAATAAACTCCTGAATGTATTTTCCTGCTCTCCATTACCCTCTACTACTTCATTAACGGGCTTCTTTTGTGTCTTATTATGCCTTTGAGCATCCATCTCTATATATAATATCTCACCAATCGTTTATACTACTTTGTCTTGGTTTCCTTATTTTTCTTTTTTTCTCTTTTTTCCTTTTGCTCCTTTTGCTCAAAAATTGCTTTAATAATAGTTTTAACCGATACATTTGCCAACTTTTCCTCATCTGGAATATTTAACCAATTATTATTTTTATTATCAAATAATTGAATATATGTTTTCCAACAAAAGGTTTCTTCATCATCATATTCAATTTCTTCCCATTTATAAAAATTATTAACATCCGTTTTAACCATATCAATTTCGCATAAATAAATATTTTTACTTAATTTAATAACCTTTTTAGCTGTACGATATAAATCATTCGGCCTTAAAATATCTTTGTCAATATCTAAATTGTCATCTTCCTGCCATATATATTTACCACCAATTGTTAAAATCTTAATAATATTAACATTAATTGATGCTTGATTAATATTTGGCTGATTAACAACTGTGTGGGTGAAAGGGATAATAAACATCTTAAGATAATATTAAGTAGGTACTTTAAATGGCGCAACCAGTATATCCAGATAAGCATACAATTTCCGCATATAATGCGTTCCCAATGCCTGAATTTATGGCGCGAAGCCGCCGTGAAGTTGATACAAAAGATGCTATTAATGCCCGACAATTTGAACATTGGCAAACTGATGGTAAATACAGTATTTATAATCGTCCGGATTTGAATAAACAAGCGCCTTTTTATGATATGTTGCCAAATGATAGTCGACAAAATGACCGTAGTTATCGCTCCCAACCTCGTTTTGATGCGGGAGGGGCTCGAGGTGTAGAAAACCCGTATTTTGACAAATACGATGCCACATTTGATGCTAGAAATATGACTCGAGAACTACGAGCCAGCGTCTATGAAGACAAAAATACGGGGCACTTAAAGGAATCTGAAATGTTGTTACAACGGAATTTTGACAATCGTTGGCTAAATCCCACCGTAATGAAACAACAAGCCGAGGCTGCCGAACAATTACGCCCTAAAATGGACGACATTCGATTATTTTACAAAAATGTTCCTGCCCCTGATTCCTCAAATAAGATTAATACCAATTATAATTGTTAATTGAATTCTAGTTCAACTGGAGTTGTATACACTTGTAATCTATTTAAAGATGAAGGAGTCTGCTTTGTACGACGACGACGTGTTGTTCTTGTTGTAGAATTGGTCGCAGAGGTTAATGTTGATGAATTAGATATAGCAGATGCTACAGTAATATCAGTTACGGTAGATTCAATTGTGTCGGTTGATGAAGCAGTTTCATTCTTAATGCGCTTTTGAGTTTGTGTTGTTTCCTTTAAATATGAATTGTATCCCGTGCGGATTTCTTCTTCGTGGGCTTCAATATAATCCAAAATCTTTGATTCCAGTGCCCAACGGAAAAAGTTTAATTTGCCAATTGTGGTCATAAATTGTTCGTGACCTGGAATCTTAAACATAATTCGCTCCCTACGACAATTTGGGTCAAAATACTGTTTAGAATATGCTTTAAGTTGCCCTTTATAGCTTAAGTATACCAGAAAATCTTGACCATTTAATTGATATCGTACAAAATTCTTTCGACTATACTTTGTAACAAACCAATCAATGATTCGCAAACTCAATGGGGCTTCACCATTTAGATATGTTAGTACTTTTTCAATTTCCGGATGATTAGAATAAAATCTTTGAAGGCTTGAAATAACTAATTCGGGTTTACATTCAATCTTACGTTTTCTTGTTTGAGGGTCGGCAGTATATGTGTCCATCTCTGAAATCCAGATAGTAGTTTGTTTTTAGGTTCGTTCATTACGCAATATTTTAACTATTGTTATTTATAGAATGGCGACGCCTGGCGGTTATGATTATACTAAATCTTTATTGGATGTTGGTAATGGTCCAATTAGAGCAATGAGTGGTGGTGGCGATGGAGATCCTCCTACTAATACGTATAATGCTGGTGCTTCACTTATACAACATGTAGCAGCAGAAAATGCCCCTATTATACCAGTTAGAGGTGGATTTTTAGATGGTGAAGGTATTGTATTAAGTGGTGGAGAAGGTAATCCTGGAACAAAATCAACTATTGGTCAGGAACGTGTTGAAAAAGCATTACAAATAAAATCACAAGTTGGTTCTACTACTGGTACTGCTGCCCCTGATACTACTGCTCCTCTTCCTGGTGAATCAGCTACTCCTGTTGTTGTTCCTACTACTACTGTTACTTCTACTACTGGTACTGCTGCTAATACTGTTGCTACAGGCCCTCCTTCAGATGGTTCTGGTAATACATCTCCATCTAAAAAAAAATTTGAAATAACTACTAAAGAACCTTTAGCTGAAGGAGAAAATAAAACAAAAGATATTATATTATTCGGTGAAAGTATAACATTGGAAAATCCTGATAATAATGAACCCTTCACTGAATCGCAAATAAAAGCCCTAAAAGCATTTGGTCTTGAGGGTCCTGGAGTAAATGATAGTCAAAAACGTGAAATTTTGAAGGCAATATATGAACGTAAATGTAATAGTGATAAACCATTGGCTATGTTAGAGCAATGTGAACCTGTTCGTAGAATAGTACAAAGTTTGGCACTTAATTTACTTTCAAAACTTGGAACAAATGGAAAACCCTCTTTAAATATAACTAAAGAAGAAGTACCTGACGTGAATTATGAAAAATTAGGTGATGGTTCTATGAAAGTAAGTATATTATTTAAACCAGGACAATTAGGACTTTTAAGTAAATTCAAGCCTGAAGTTGTAAAGAAAAATAATAGTGATAAAAATAAACCTGGCAGTAAGCCACCTAATAGTGATAATAATTCGGGTAGTGGGGGTACTCCTGCATTTAATACTGGCCTTCCCAATCCTCCTACTACTACCCCTGTAGTATCTACTGATGCTGCTTCCACTGCTGCTTCCACTGCTGCTTCTGTTGTTAACAGTACTTCTAGTGCTGCAAGTGTTCCTGGCGAATCTATAGATGAATTAAAACTCAATGAAGAACTTGAAAGTATTCTAGAAGAAATTAAAACATTTAAAGAAACTAATAATTCTAATCCTGAAAATCTAAAACAGACTATAACAAAATTTTCAAATAATATTAAAAATATAAAATCAACTGCAAATGAAAATAAAAATCTTAATAATAAATTAGAGGAAGTTGCCGCATTTTTAGAATCAACTACAAATAAAAGTTTAACTAAACAAAATATTGCTAATATGGAGGAAGAATTGGAAGATTTTCATAAATTTCTTAATGCCTTACCTCAAACTGGCTCAAAGGATGTGAGTAAATCAGGTGAATCAGTTAAATCTAATAATAATAGTGCTTCTGTTCAATCAGTTAAATCTAATAATAATAATAGTGCTTCTGTTGAATCAGTTGAATCTAATAATGAATCAGTTGCTTCTAGTGAATCTAATAATGAATTAGTTGCTTCTAACAATGAATCTAATATTATATCTAATGAATATACTAATAAATATAAAGATTGTAAATTTACCCAAAAGCAATTAGATGAAAAATACAAAATTATTGGAGAAATATCAGATAATAATGACAATAAGTTTGATATAATGGAGATACCTGATGATGGCTGGTGTTTATATTCAGCAATTCAAAGGTCAAAAAATGGAAAATTTAGTAATAATGATAGATTTGTATGGGGTGGTAATTATCATTCATTTATTCCCGAACTTATTAATCGTATTGCCCTATATTTACAGATAAATAAAGATATTATTCAAGAGAAATTAGACATACTAAAATTATCAAATGAAAAACCAAGGACACAGCCCATAAAAGGAGAGTTTAAATATATAGAAACTGTTGATGAATATATTAAATACTTAACGGCCCCAAGAGAAAATATTAATTCACATATACCATCTGATGCCAAAGTTAAATGTAATGAAAAAGATGAAGAAGGATTTGTGTATAAAGATAGTAATAATAATCAAATTAAATTTGCTTCTATAAAAGAAGGACCTGCTTTATGGCCTGATTTACAAATCGTAGGTGATGCATTGGTATTTATATATAATAAACCAATTTATATATTTGAAAAAGATGAGACAGGAAAATTAAAAGAATATATTACTATTAAAAATCCAAATAATAATTCTAATGATGAAGGTATTTATTTATTATATAATGGAACAAATCATTACGATGCCTTATTGCCTAAATTTAAAGGTATTCCTGAATCAATAAAAAATAATAATAAGGAAAAAAATCAAAACGAATGGAATAAGGCAAGAAATTTAGCAGGACAAGCAATTAAGGAAGAAAATAAGCAAGAAGAAAATAATAAAGAAATAGATATTACTCCTAATATAGCAAATCCACTTAAAACAAAATTAGGACAATTAAAAAGTAATTTTAGCAACCTAACAAGAATAGAAAAAAACAAAACTAAAACTAATAAATATCAAAGACAAGCTGCTGCAGTTAATTCAAATATGAAAAAATTAACTCCTGGTAAAAAAATGACCCAAAAGAATTTAAATGCTATTAAAGAAAAATTAAATAAAAAATATAATTCTGTACAAGGTGGTAAAAGAAAAACATTTAAGAAAGCAAATCTCAAGAAAAAGCGTACAACCAGTATAACAATGAAAAAACAGAAAAAACAAAGAAAACATTAAAGTAAATATAAAGAATTATAGCGTTATACTAATAAAATGTTATCAGAAATAACTAATATTAGTTTAATATTCTCCGCATTTTGTCTAATTGACAGGGCTTTTGCTAATTACACTTATCTTGATGGAATTTATTATCTACTCCATTTTCTTCACAATGCCATTATTGTTTCCCTAACAGCAAATGAAGTATATTCCAGTTTAGCAGATTTTAACTTTATACAAGAAAGCCCTAAAAATATGTTGGCACTTGAATTTGTTTTTGCTCTACATTTTTATCATATTGCGATATATTGGTGTAAATTTCGTTTTGATGATTGGCTACACCATATTTTAATGATTGGAATTGCCTTGCCAATTGGCGGATATTTTGACTCAAAAAGTCTTCTTGGTTATAGTCTGTTTTTTACAACTGGTCTTCCAGGCGGTATTGATTATTTTTTACTTTTTCTAACAAGAAATAATTGGCTCGATAGGTCCTATGAAAAACAAATTAATGCCTGGTTAAATACTTGGATAAGAAGTCCTGGATGTATTTCAAATGCTACTCTTTCACTTG